TTATATACAAATGAGATTAATGAAATTAAATCTCGAAAAAAAGTTATCAACAATGTGGATAACTCTGTGGATAAAACCACAGAAACCGACGAGACGGAATCGTAAGGGCTTTGCCCTGGATTCTGTCCGTCAAAAGCCCCGATGAGGGGCGATAAGCACTAATTATCCTTGATATATTAGTGCTAATTGACACTAATTTAAAAAAAAGTGTTATATTTGAGTCAAGAACGGCACGAAGTAGAGTGAAAAACGAAATAAAAACACTACTTTTAAAGTGTCAATAAAAACAAAAAATAAAAAAAACTATGCCTATTATCGAATCCCTTATTGCTAAAGGTCTTATGCCCAGTGTTATATCTGGTGCTTCTTCGCTTATTGGTCAAGGTATAAATGCAGGTAGTCAGTTATTTAATAATTCGTCTCAGTTAAGTTATGCTAAAGAGATGTATGAAAGACAAAGAGCTGATGCTCTAGCTGATTGGAATATGCAAAATGCCTATAATAGTCCATCTTCTCAGATGGCTAGATTTAAGGAAGCTGGTCTTAATCCTAATTTGATCTATGGTCAAATGTCTAATTCTCCTGTTGTTAGGACTTCTAGTCCGCAATCGTATAATCCTACTGCTCCTCAAGTTGATTTGGGTAATACTGCTAATATGGCTATTGGTCAATATTATGATACTAAGTTGAGGACTGAACAAACTAATTTGTTAAAAGAACAAATTGCTAATGCTTCTACTGATAATATGTTGAAGCAATTAGATTGGGCTGAAAAAAATATTAAACTTCCTTATGCTAAGGATATGGCTGAAAGAAGTTTACAAGCTCTTAATTTAGCTAATGAACAACGTATTCAAGATATTGCTTTTAAAAATGAATCCAATCCATTAGCTATAAAAAAATCTGTTGAAGAAATAAATATGCTTCAAACACAAGTAAAAAATGTTGTAGCTAATACAAAACTTTCAACTACCCAGAGATTAAATGCTATTAAAGATGGTGTATTAAAAAATTATGAAATTAAAATTCGTAGTATGGGTGGTAACCCTAATGATCCTGGTTATATGAAAGCTATTCAGCCAGTTATTAATGAAGCTGGTAAAAAAATTCAAAAACTTATGGATAATCAAGATAATCAATCAATGAAAATTGATGGTTATACAGTTAAAGAGTTATTATATTCACCTACAAAATTCCTTAAATGGATGTTTAATTAATGGAAAAATTTATAGAGTTTATTCAAGAGTCTATTAAAACTATAGAGAATATGGAATTAAAGGATGAACAAAAGTCCCTGGTTGCTTCCAGGTTAGATAGTATTTGTGGATTACTTCAAATAACAATGTTTCACTTAAAACAAAACGAAAATGAGAAATCGTAGAGGTTACAAAGGACGTAAGTCCTACGGTCGTAAAGGTTACGGCAAGAGAAAAGTTTCACGTACTTATTACATGTCACGCGGTGGAATCCGTTTATAATTATGGCAAAGAATATTTTTAACTCAATTCAGTTAAAGAAACCTAAAAAGAATTTCTTTGACCTTACACATGATGTTAAATTGTCAACTAATATGGGACAATTAACACCTATTCTTACTTTAGAGGTCGTACCTGGTGACAGTATTGAATTAGGTTGCGAATCTATTATTAGATTTGCTCCTATGACTGCTCCAGTTATGCATCGTATGGATGTAACTATGCACTATTTCTTTGTTCCTAATCGTATATTGTGGGATAATTGGGAGAAGTATATTACTAACAATGGTCCTAATGGTACTGGTCTTGATATTGTAGCACCATTTTTAGATTATGGTACTGGTTGGATAGCTAATGCTCCAGAAGCAGTTAAATTTTTAGATTATATGGGTGTTCCGCCTATTCCAGTCGGTGGTACTTCTGTTGCTATTAATGCTTTACCATTTGCTGCTTATCAATGTATTTATAATGAGTATTATCGTGATCAAAATTTAATAGATCCAATTAATTATAAATTGGTTGATGGTGAAAATAGTTTAGGTTATACTCGTATTAATGAATTATGTTCTATAAGAAATCGTGCTTGGGAACATGATTATTTTACTGCTTCATTACCTTTTGCTCAAAAAGGTGCTGCTGTTGATATTCCTCTTGGTGCTGTAAATGGTGATGCTAACATTTATTCTAATGTTGGAAACACTACATTATCTGGTAGTGCTGGTGATCCTGTTGTTATTGGTGACAGTAATACTGGCTTTACTGATTTATGGGCACAAACAGATGGTTTAACTGTTGAACCTACTACTATTAATGACCTACGTCGTGCATATCGTTTACAAGAATGGTTAGAGAAAAATGCTCGTGGTGGTACTCGTTATATTGAAAGTATTTTATCACATTTTGGTGTAAAATCTTCTGATGCACGTTTACAACGTCCAGAGTATATTACTGGTGTTAAGACTCCAGTAGTTATTAGTGAAGTTTTAAATACTTCTGGTACTGAAGGTGAATTACCTCAAGGAAATATGGCTGGACATGGAATTGCTGTATCTAGTGGTAATTCTGGTAGATATTATGCTGAAGAGCATGGTTATATTATTGGTATTATGTCTGTTATGCCTAAAACTGCATATCAACAAGGTATTCCACGTACTTTCTTAAAACTTGATCCATTAGATTATTTCTGGCCATCGTTTGCTAATATTGGTGAACAAGAAGTTCAATTACAAGAGTTGTATGCTTATACACCAAATAGAACTGATACATTTGGTTATGTACCTAGATATTCAGAATACAAGTATATGCCTTCACGCGTTGCTGGTGATTTTAGAACATCTTTAGATTATTGGCATTTAGGTAGAATCTTTGGTAGTGAGCCTACATTATCTCAAGAATTTGTTGAGTGTACTCCTGAAGATACTGATCGTATTTTTGCAGTTACGGATCCAGATGCTCAAAAGTTGTATTGTCATGTACTAAATAAAATTAAGGCTGTGCGCCCTATGCCTAAGTACGGAACACCTACTATTTAATGAGTTCTCGGTGTATAACTCCGTTTCAGGTTAGAGATAAAATTACTGCTCAATGGATGGCGCTTCCTTGTGGTAAATGTCCTAATTGTATGAAACGGAGAACATCGGGATGGTCTTTTAGGTTGATGAAAGAGGGCGAGCGCTCTGAAACTGCTTTATTTGTTACACTTACTTATGATACTAAATACGTACCTCTAACTAAGAATGGGTTTATGACTCTTAAAAAAAGGGACATCCAAACTTATATGAAACGTTTACGGAAATTGTCCGAAACAAAATTAAAGTATTATGTATGTGGCGAGTATGGTAGTAAACGAGACCGCCCTCATTATCATATGATTATATTTAATGCTGATGCTGAGAAAGTCGAACGAGCCTGGAGCGAGTATAAAGCTGGTTGTGGGTATGTGCCTTTTGGTACTATATATATTGGTCAAGTTAATGAAGCTTCTATAGGATACACTTTAAAGTATATGCAAAAACCTGGTAAAATTCCTAAACACCAAAATGATGATAGACAAAAAGAATTTAGTTTAATGTCTAAAGGTTTAGGACAAAATTATATTTCTGATGCTATGATTAAATGGCACAAGAATGATTTGGTAAATCGTATGTATGTTCCTATTAAGGATGGTAAAAAAATTGCTATGCCTCGTTATTACAAGGATAAAATGTATACAGAAACTCAAAAGTTATTAATTAATAATCATCTTAAAATTCTTATGTCCGATGAAGCTGTTAAAGCTGAATTAGAATTAATTAATGAATTTGGTGATATGGCTGAAAAAATATTGGTTGAACGTCACAAAAATTCATTTAATAAAATGTATAAAAACACACAACTCGGAAGAGATAAATTAGAAAAATTATGAGAGTTAAAAATTCTTTAAATGCTAATACTTTTGATAAAAAGTATAAAATTTTCACTCAACCGTCTATGACGGTTCCTGATCAAAGTATGTCTATTAAGACAATACTTGAAAGATATGCAAGGGGGCTCCCAGTGGGCGGTCGCCTTGATGAATATTATGATGAAGAGGATACTCTACCAAATCCATTAACTTTGGATTTAGCTGAACGCCAAGAATTGGCTGAGTTATATACAAATGAGATTAATGAAATTAAATCTCGAAAAAAAGTTATCAACAATGTGGATAACTCTGTGGATAAAACCACAGAAACCGACGAGACGGAATCGTAAGGGCTTTGCCCTGGAT